TTATTGAGTTTGGCACGGGTGTAAAATACCCGAACAATCATCCTGAGGTTGGGAAGTTTGGATTTACCCACGGCGGGTATGGGTATGGGCTAGGCAAACTGGAAAGCGGCTGGCGGTATGACGGCGAACCCGGTACCAGTGGCGAAGTCATTGCCTCTGGCAAGTATGCTGGAATGGTTCATACTTACGGCAACCCGGCTAACATGAGCCTATATTTAACGGTTAAGGAACTGAAAGAAAAATTTGAGGAAATCGCTAGGAGGATATACGTCTATGATTGACTGTGAAAATGAAGTGTATACCCGAGTAGCTACGATGCTTCGGAAAAAATTTCCTGGTATTAATGTGGCGGGTGAATATGTCAATTCCCCTACAGCGTTTCCCCATGTGAGCATTACTCAAAATGATAGCACGACCATTGACGATAAGCAAACCTCCCGGCCTAGCGAAGAACTGGTGGAAGTAATGTTTGAAGTCAATGTGTACTCCAACAAGACGGAGGGCAAGAAAACAGAATGTAAAACGATTGTGAAAGCGATTAGTGACAAAATGTTTTCCATGAACTTTAAGCGAACTGCCTGCACTCCTGTACCAAATTTGGAGGATGCAACTATCTACCGAATTACAGCCCGTTTTCAGGTGGCTACCGATGGAAAATTTTTTTATAGGAGGTAAATACCATGGCAACTAATACCTATATGTCTTTCTTGATGCACAAGAACGGCGAGAATTATGAAAAACTGATAGACATTACGGATTACCCGGATATTGGCCAAGACCCGGAAATGCTGGACACTACTACACTTTCGGATAAGATGAAAACCGCGATTCTGGGTATTCAGGGCAACGATGGTTTGGAGTTTAACGCAAACTACGACCATACCGAGTATTTGACCCTTAAGAAGCTGGAACGCAAGGATGAGGGCTATGCCGTGTGGTTTGGCGGTACAGAGAATGAGGATGGTACAGTTACCCCGACTGGCTCTGAGGGCAAGTTCAGCTTCAATGGTCAGCTCTCTGTACATCCCACCAGCGGTTCGGTCAATGCCGTTAGGGGCATGAAAATTATGATTGCGCCTACAACTGTGATTACCGAGGCATAAGTTACATTTAATTTCAAGAATTAAAGGAGTGTTTAACAATGGCTAAACAGATTACTTTCAGCTTTGGCGGATTCAATTATACACTGGAATATACCAGGCGAACTGTCAAAGAAATGGAGGACGAGGGCTTCCGGGTGTCCGAGGTGGACGAACGCCCCGCAACCATGATTCCCATGCTGTTTGCGGGTGCATTTAAGGCTCACCACCGTTTCACTAAGCAGGAGACTATCGAGAAGATTTATGCGGCTCTGCCGAATAAGGTAAATCTGATTAGTGAGCTTGCCAAAATGTATAATGAACCGATTGCCTCTTTGATGGATGAGCCGGACGAAACCACGGGAAACGTGGAGTGGACAATGACCGAGTAAAGGCGGACATTGCCCAAAATCAAGAGGGCGGACAGGATAGCCGTCCGTCCTCTCCTTTACGTTATGGAGAAAAATTTGAGGAATTGTGCGGTTTCTACCTCTCCATAGGTATGAGCTACCACGACTACTGGGACGGAGATAACTGCATGACAAAATACTATCGTGCTAAGTACAAACAGGATATGGAACGAAAGAACTATTTCCTCTGGCTGCAAGGCGCGTATGTATATGAAGCGATTGTGGATGCCTCTCCCGTGCTGAATCCTTTTAGCAAGATGGATAAACCCTTCCCTTACCGGGAAGAGCCGATACCACTAACGCCTGAAGAACACAAGCGGGCAAAGAAAAGGGAGAATGTGCGGAAGATGCAGCGAGGCAAAGAGGTTATGAGAACCCTTATGGCAAGTATTAATAAACGATTTGCCGATAAATAATGAAAGGAGGAATGAGCTATGGCTGCGGAAATCGAAGGCTTGGAATTTCAAATCGAAGCAAAATCGGAACAAAGCACCAAGAATATTGATGCTTTGGCACAAAGTTTTGAAAAGCTGAAGCAAGCGGTGAAGGGCGGCGCTGGCCTAAATTCTTCCCTGAAAAATCTGACAAAATTAAGCGAAAGTCTAAAGAATATTGATACGGACAAGCTAGAAAAGCTGGGGAAAGCTCTGTCTGGGATTAAGGGCAATATCTCTATTTCCCCGACTATCTCTAAGCGAATTAACGACATTAGCGCGGCTTGTAAAAATCTGGATGTAGCGGATATACAAAAGCTGGAATCTCTTAGCTCTGCCCTGGAAAAATTGGGTACGGTTAGCAATGTGCAGATTCCGAAGCTGAATATGCCGAAAGTATCTCAGGAAGCTACTCCAGCAGTTTCTACCCCGGCCACTACTCCTACGGCCAGTATGCCCCAAGATTCCAGCATAGAGTATCTAAACGGACGCTTTCAGGTGGCTGCACAATCAGGGCTTACCCTGCAAAGTGTGTTACACGGTGTTCGAGAAGGTATCTCCGGCATTGCAAGCGCGATAAATGGCATTACGGGTATTACTTACCCCTTCCAGCAAGCGGCAAATGCCGCAAGAAATCTATGGAGTGCTATAAAAGACATTCCAAACAAAGCTCGTGAAATGTATTCCTCTTTTTCCCAATCGGGCGGCATAATGGGCAGTTTAGGTAGGGGCATTAAAAGTCTGGTGAGTGGACTAGGCTCTAAGCTGTGGGGAGCTGCGAAAAAGGGTGCGTCAGGTGTTAAACAGCTAGGTAACACATCTAAAAAGACTACTGGTAAATTAGGGCAGTTATTTAACTCCATTAAGCGAATTGCCCTGTATCGGCTCATTCGTGCTTTCTTTTCTGCGCTGACAAATGCAATGAAGGAAGGTATTAATAACCTTTATCAGTACAGCGCGGTTATGGGTGGTACGTTTAAGGGAAGCATGGATAGTTTAGCTACCAGTTTCCAGTACCTAAAAAACAGCATGGGAGCCTTGGCTTCCCCTATCATTAACGCGATTGCCCCTGCTATAGACTACTTAATCAATAAGTTTGTTGCGCTTATTAACATCATCAACCAGTTCTTTGCAAGGCTAGGCGGTTCAGGCGTTTACACGGCGGCTAAAAAAGCCTCTGCCTCTTTTGCCAGTACAGGAGCGGCGGCGGGCGGTGCGGCCAAGGAAATCAAAAAGTATACGCTGGGCTTTGACGAACTGAATATTTTAGGCAGCAACAATGACAGTTCAGGCGGTGGCGGAAGCAGTGATACATCCAACTATGCAGATATGTTTGAAGAACTGCCCATTGACAGTTCGATTGCCAGTTTCACCGACCAACTGAAAGCGGCTATCAATAATGGAGACTGGCTAGGTGCAGGTGCGCTTCTCGGAGAAAAGTTCAATTCCATTATAGATAGTATCGACTGGAACGGTTGGGGCAGTAAGCTGGGCTACTACATCAACGCCGCTATTCAAATCGTTTACTCCTTCCTGGACACTACCGATTTTGTCAACCTAGGAAGTCAGATTGCCGGATTTCTGAGTAGTGGCATTGAGCAAATAGATTGGAGTTATTTAGGCAGACTTATCATTCGAGGATTTACACTGGTCATTGACTTCTTGCTAGGCGGCATTAGCGGTCTGAATTGGAGTGCTATTGGCTACGGAGTTAGCTCTTTCTTAAGTGGTGCTTTGAACGAGGTATCGGAATATCTAGCCGGTTTTGACTGGAAAGGTACGGCCAACACTATTTACAACAGTCTGAAAGCCTTTATAGCGGGAATCGACTGGTCAAGTCTGGCTACAAGTGCGTTTAATTTCCTGGGCACAGCCCTGGGAACGGCCTTTAGCGCTCCGTTTGAAGTCATATCTACGATTGTATCTAATATTGTTGAGGACATTAAGCAATACTTCCTTAAGTACATCGAAGATGAAAACGGTGACGGCAAATTTGGCGCAATGGAAATCGTAGAAGGTTTGCTAGAGGGCATTTGGGAAGGTATCAAGAACATAGGCAGTTGGATTAAAGAAAATGTCTTTGACCCGTTCATTGACGGATTCAAGGCCGCTTTCGGAATCCATTCCCCGTCCACCGTCATGAAAGAGCAAGGCGGCTATATCATAGACGGTTTGTTGGAAGGCATAACAGAAGGTTTTGAATCGGTCATTGAATGGATTGGTACAACCGTAGACAATATTGCCGAAAAGATTTCGGGCAAGTGGGATGAAATCAAAGAGACTGCCTCTATCAAGTGGGCAACCATCAAAGAGACAGTATCTACCAAATGGGATGAGCTAAAGGAATCCGCTGGTACAACCTGGGACACCATCAAGACCACGATTGCAACCAAGTGGGACGAACTGAAAGAATCAGCAGGAACTACCTGGAATGAGGTAAAGGGAGCTATTGCAACCGCCTGGGGTGATTCTGAAACCGATACTTCTACCACTTGGACGAATGTTAAGTCGGAACTGGATAGCACCTGGACAACTGTCAAGACCAAAGCCTCCACCACCTGGGCAAACCTGAAAAGCACCATCACCAGTAAATGGAATCAGATTAAATCCAGTACGTCTACCACTTGGAACAATGTTAAGTCGGATTTGAGTAGCACATGGGATAATGT